TTTGATTTAACAACTGATAATTCATCATAAATATCAATACATAAAGGAGTATATTTCCTATTCTCCTTCTTTTCTCTCAATATTCTTCCTACCGATTGTTGAATATCTCCAATAGGACTTGCTAATATTAATGTATTCAATGTAGGAATATTAAGACCTTCACTACTCATTTGATATGTAGCAAGAATTATCTGTTTAGTTGCCGAAATATCTAAATCACTCATTTTCATCCCTCCAATATAATAACCATAATCAAACATTCCATTATCTTTCAATAATTCTTCGATATCTCTTAATTGATTTTTCCTTTCCGATAAAATCAATACCTTTCTATCCTTATCAACATCTAAAATCCCTTTTAAAATATCTATAATTAAGATAGTTCTTGGTTTATAATTACAGATATTATTAATAGAGGAGACGATATTAGGTTGTCCATTATAAAAGGTTTTAATCGCAGAATATTCATTAGAAGAAGCGAAATATTTATGAATTTGAACCATCATTTCACTAGAATTCTTATCAATCTTGAAATTATAAACAGATTTTCCTAAATACCATTCGAAAACCTTTCTTAATCCATCCTTTCTATTTAAAGTAGCTGATAATCCTAAAGAAATACGAATATTCATTTTTCGAAATGCTCTTGAAAAAACTTCACTAGCGATATGATGACATTCATCTACGATAACTAATCCAAAATCTTTAAATAAAGATTGTTCATAATCTCTAATAGCAAGAGATTGAAGAGTTGCGATAACGATATCTTTACCTTCAACATCAATTTTATTTTGTTTAATTTTTCCAATTTTACAAGAAGGAACAAATTCTTTAACACTAGATATGAATTGTTCGTTTAAGAAATCTTTATGGGAGATAAATAAGGTTTTTTTCTTAAAATAACATGCTACATAAATAGCCATAATAGTTTTACCGAAACCACAAGGAACACTAATAATTCCTCCAAGTTTTTCAGGATTTTCAGCTGATTGAATGAAGTTTTCAATAGGTATCTTTTGAATATCTCTCAAACTTCCTTTAAAGATTAAATTGGGACAATCGAGACCAGAAGGAAGATTATCATGAATTGGTTTTCCAAATTTTTCCAATCCATAACATTTAGGAAGATAAATCTTATTATCACTTTCCAAATATAATGGATATTCTTTATTACCATCTTTAGAATTCATTGGAGACATGATTATAGGTGAAACATTCAATTCTTTTTTAAGATTAGTGATAACATCTTTATTACCATCATTTTTAAGAATAGCATATCCTCTTTGTGATAAATAAGTATTCATTGTATCTCAATAAATATAATAAAGTTTAATTTTATATGTATTTATAATAAGATGAAGGAAGAATTTTTTATTGTATTGCGTTTAATGCTCCTATTATTATTAATAACATTTATTATTTATGATGTAGAAGTTCCTTTAGTTCTTAATACACAAATAAATCAAATGATAATAGCTATATTAGTTATATTTATAATAATTGTTATAGATGAGATAATAGGATTTTTAATAGGTATAATATTTTTAGTGGTTTATTTCAAACATTATCAAAAGATATTTAATAAGAATGATACACAGCAAAAGGAAATTAAGCAACCACTTTTAAATGATTATAAAGATAGTTTTATAGGTGATGTGAAACCTGAAACAAATTCCAGAATGCCTGTAATAGAAAATGATTATGTTAAAATGGATGAGATAAATGGTTGTATTGAGATGCCATATATATCGAATGAATTATTAGAGAAGGCACAGACGAATATATATGATATAAATAATTATTATAATGAGATAAAGATTTCACAAGATTCTTATGGAATTCAGGGACTAAATGCTGATATGGTTAATTATTCAGGATTTGATAAAAATGAAATAATACATAATTATAATTAGATATGATTATAAGAGATTTTTAATCATAAATATATAAATAACTATAAAAACTAAGAAGAGTTTAAAATAGAAATCGTAAGTAGTTAATAGATTTGATAATTGTATTGGTAATTTTTCAATAATTGAATTATATATAAATGGATAAAAGAAAAAGGCGACTATTATGATAATAATAGCGGATTTTCTTAGAAAATCTTCATTATATAAAGTAGAAGTTTTTTGAGGAGGTGGTTGTGATTGTCTAGGTCTTATTTGACAATTATTAGGATTATTAATAACATACTCATTTGTTGGAGGAGGTGGTTGATGTTGTTGAGGAGGAGGTTGATTATTAACTTCTTGATTAAATTCATTTAAGATATCTTTAACCATTGGATCATCACTATCATCATTATTAGGTGAAGAAGATGTTTTAAGAGGAATATTTTCGAGGGATGTCATCATGTTCATTTTTATAAATAAGATTTGATTTTATAATCTTAGAAATATACGAATAGATAATTAAGAAAATATTTTTGACATAAATGTAGGTTCTATAATTTTATTATCGGCGATTTCTCCAGTATTATTAGATTCAATTGGAGAACCATCACAAACAACTTGTTTATGTTTATATTTATAACAACTTTCTCCTAATTTAAATAGTCTTCCTTCAATTTCGTTATTATTTGGAGCGATATAAATGACACAATTTTCTTTACAAACTCTTTTAAACATAAATGATAATAATATTCCAAATAAGGAACTAATAAATATTTGACCTAAATCTGTATATAATAATCTATGTGCTATTTTTTTAAAATCCATTTTACTATTTATAGATAATTTAAATAATGGGTTGTTCTATTGCTTTATTATTACATTTAATATCTTCAACTTCATAAGTATAACATAAATCACTTTCATTTTTATAGATAATTTTATTTGAATTGTATGGATTGGGATATTTTATTATAATTTTTTGTTTAGGTGCTGATAAATATACATATGAAATACCAATCAAAAATGCTATAAAAAAAGCAATAAAATTAAATCTAAAAACTTTTTTAATCATTTATTTAATAATAATAGATAATTAAAATGTCTAATGTATGGATTGAATTTTTTGACACATTATGGAATTTAATAAAAATAATATTAAGTTTAGTTGTTTTATTATTGAATCCATTATTATTAATAGTTAAATTTATAACATTAAATCTTATGAATTTTATATCATTATTAATAAGTAATTTTATATATTTGGTATATTTATTTGGTATGCTTATTAAATCATTAAGTGAATATTTAAAATTTATTCCATTAATATTCGAAAATATAATTAAATATTTTTATATAGTTTTAGATTATATAATATATATAATAGCATTAGTATATGCTATGTTTGAATGGTGGTTTGGATTTGTTGAGAATGGTGCTGAAGAAGAATTTTTTTAATTTTTAAATTTTTTATTTCTAATAATCATATATGTATAAATATCTTCAACTTCTATTAAATCGGGTTTTTTGAGATTTTTTAATCTCTCTAAATCATTTTCTTTATTTGATTTAATCCAATTTTCTTTTAATTGTGTGAAAGATTGATTATAATTCATATAAGTTTCATCATTCACATCTCTTTTTTTTTGAAAACGATTATTATAATAATCAATTTTATTTATTATATCATCTTTTTCTTTTTCCTTATCTTCATTAAATTTATTTATTTTCATTATAAATTTTTTTTTAGCATCTTCTTTATTCTTATCATTCAATGTTGAAGTTAATAATAATCCAAAATTCATTTTTCTTTATTATTAGTATCTATATTTATTTTATTATCATAAATATTCGGTTGGGTTTTTTCAAACAATCCCTTATAAAAATCATCTAATTTTTCCTGAGGAGATAATTGTTCATCATATTCACTTCTTGGAATATATTTAATAATTACTTTTGGTTCTTCTAATTCCTTATATTTATTACTATAATATCCCTTAATAACTAAAACCATTCCAATAAATAATAGAAGAATTGCTAATGCTTTCATTTATTTATTTATTAAGATAAATAAATCAAATAAAAAAAATTAAAATAAAACATTTGTCTATTTCTTCATCATTCATTACCTTATATTATTTAAATCAATATTAATCATTACTCATTTTTTTAAATATTTATATAAAAATGATAGTCATTTATTATCTTCCTTAACATCGTCCTTATCATCATCCTTAACATCTTCCTTATCATCGTCCTTAACCTCATCTTTAACCTCATCTTTAACCTCATCCTTATCCTCATCTTTAACCTCGTCCTTAACATCTTCCTTAACATCTTCCAATTTACGAGCAGACCAAGCATCAACTTCTTGAAGATTTGTAGCTAGGTCATTGCTTTTTTTCGTAGAATTAATTACATCAACCCTGCGTTTATCAAAAATTTCATCTTTACTATCCATATTCTTCTTATATTCCTTCATTAATGTATTTAGTTGAGTTTCACTATATTCTTGATTTTCTAATTCAGCTGGATTTGGAGAAAATGGACACCAACAACCAACTTGACCGATATAAATATCAAATTTATTATCAATCTTTTTAAGAAATTCACATCTATTTTTAGCTTCATCCATGGTATCAAAAACTCCTCTAACCTTAATTCCACGAATACTAGTAGTGAAATTATTTTCACGATGGAAATCTGTTTCAATCTCACTAGATTTCGTTGATTTAAAGAATTTATATTGCTCATTCATTTCATTATTATCAAATATATATGAATGATTATCTCGAATACTATTTAACATATCCTTATCATCTTGATATTTATTAATAAGATTTGCGAAAAGGATACTCATATCTTTTGTAAAATTATCCATAAATCGTGAAAAATAATATGCTTCTTTATTTTTAAGCACTTCTTCGGGACTTATAAAAGAAAGAAGACAATAATTTTGATTACGAATAGGTTTATCCTCATCAAGAAAATCAACTTCTTTCGTAGATACCATAGTTTCTTCAGTCATTTTTCTAATTAAAACTAATAATAAAAATCTTATATCAATTTTTTATTTTCTTTTTATTTAGTAATAAAGAAACGATGGCTGAAGCATCATATTCATTCGATGTTTGGGCGGCAATTATATTATTACTTAAATATCTCATAGAAGCGACCGCTGTTGCTATAATAGCTTATGTATTACCTAAAAATAAATTATCAGGAAGTGAAGTTGCGGTAATTGCTTTAACTGCCGCTGCGGTTTTCTCAGTATTTGATTTAATATCTCCGTCTATTTCTTCTGGAGCTCGTCAAGGTATAGGTCTTGGTGCTGGTTTCCGTATTGTTGGTTTCCCAGGGTAATTATAAAGATGGGATGACTTTATAATTAAGTTCTTCACATATCTTTTTCCATATTTGGTCTTGAGCATATAATTTCTCACGACTTTTAAGGAGTTGAAAGAATTTTAGATATTCGTTTAATTCTAAGATTTGAAAGAATTTATAAAGAACATAACTATATGAAAGGAAATTCTTTCTTTCTTTTGGACAATGTTTTAGGAAAGGTGCTTGAATATCCCTAAACATATTACATAATTTATCTTCTAAATCTGGTGAAAATTGCGGTGTAGGTATTCCATTAATCCTATTAATAATATAATTAATATGTTCATAATATTTATTAATCCTTAATCTTTTCAATATCTCCCTCATCTTATTATAAGTAATATTCTTCGTATCATTTATTTTTTCTTTTTTAATTTCGCTCAAAATTTGTTCAAAAACTTCATTAGGAATATCCGTGCTTTCTTTTCCTTGAACCTGATTACACCATTCCCTAAAATGATTTATCCTTTTATAACTAAAATGCGAGGTATCTTTTGTGCTCTGTTTTAATATTGGTCTATTCTGTTCTATTAATAAAGGTTCCTGAAATCCACAAATCTCACATATCATAATCGCATCTTGTTGAATACACGTTAAGGGATTAGAACAATTTTTACAAATATCCTTATATTCACATTCATCCACCTTTTTTATATGATTATTATTAGTTATTGATAAATATTCATCAACTAATGAACTTTTTTCAATTATATTATCGTCTTCTTCTACCTTTGGAGAAGAAGTATTAAATAATTCTATAATTGATTTATTTTTATATTTATAAGTTTTAATATTAGATTGTTTTTCAATCATATCATAATAATTAAATAAAATATAACTAGTATTCTCATAATATTCAATCTCATTATTATTATTCAAACTCTTAACATCTTCCTTTAATTTTATAATTTCCTCCTTAATTTTAATATTACTACTCCATAAATCATTATAAAAATTATCAAATTCACTTATCTCATTCGATTTATTATATTGAATAATTTGCTTATTAATATTATTAAAAATTTCCTCCAATTCCTTTATCCTTTTTAAATTTATTTTCTCCTCTTCTATTTTTACGGAATAATCATTCATTACTTTATTGTGCATCGCATCTAAAGTTGATAAATCCTTATTATAATGAGCCCTTTTCTTAGATGTTTTATCTTTAAACATATATCTATTAATAAGTGTTAATAAATATGTTTATATAGTTGAATAAGAATTCTTTTTTTTTCTCCTATTATAGTATAAAGAATATAGCATAAATGGGTGGTGGTCTTCTTCAACTTGTCGCTTATGGAGCTCAAGAT